TTACGGGTGCATTCTGACGGGGAGATACGGGTCCGGCCACTGCGCCGCCTTGCCGTGGTAGTCCTCGACCTCCTCGGCCGCGATGGTCACCGGAGTACGTCGTACCCGCAGCGGGTTACCGAGCCCGTCCTTAAGTGTCTCGACGTCCTGTGCGGTCTCCGGCTTCTTCCCGGGCGCCCGCCGGTCCCCGGCCCAGTCCAGGCGCATCAGAGCTGCAGCGCGGTCGCGGGCCTCCTCCGCCTCGCGGACACTCGACACGTTGATGTCGTAGCGCGGAGGCTTCCCCTGAACCGGGTTGGTCTGGTGGACCAGGACGTGCAGCAGGTCGATGATCTCGTCCAGCTTCCGGGATACCTCGGCCGTCTTCACGGCCACCGCCACACTGCTGACGGTCTTCTGCTTCTTCTTGCTCATCGCAACAACTCCCGGATCCCGCTGACCTGCTCTCGGACCTTGTAGTGATACTGGGCGCCACGGATCCCGATCCGGCTACCGCCTCTGATATCCGGACGGACGCTCTCGATTGCGTCCCGGTTGAGCAGGATCGGGCCCAGCTCGTCGCTGGTCACTGTGATGAATTGGCTCACTGGTCCTCCTTCAGGAAGGCGTCGACGAGTCCCGCCGGCTCGACGCTCTCCATGGCGATGAGCTCCGCGTCCGTCAGGGCGTTTGCCCAAACGACGAACCGGACCAGGTAGTCACGGACCAGTTCCGTGATGTCGATGTCCACTAGCCCAGAACCTCCGCAAGGAACTGCTTAGCCAGGTCCTCGTGGGTACGGCGGTCCTTCTTCTTCGGTTTCTTCATCAGCTTCTCGTCGGCGTCCAACCATTCGCTGAAGCGCAGTAGCAGGTCTACGGTTTCGTGCCGCTTGGTGCGGCGCTGGAGAAACGGGGTCTTGGCCACGGGGGCCTCCTTCGTTCGGTCGGGATCCCGCGCGGGATCCTGCGGGCAGATTGAGTCGAGGTAGCAGTAGGGGTTATGCATCAGCCCTCGATGGGCTCGACGTCGGCCAGCGCACGGAAGAAGGCGGCGGTGGACTCAAAAAAGAACGAGTGCCCCTCCCAATCGACGCTGACTTCGTGCCACTGATCGGTGATCGTGTACTCGGAGTAGCCGTCCCAGCATTGGTGGATAGTCAGAGTCGGGTAACCGTGCAGGTACGGGGGACCGTACCTACGGGCCCCGATCTGCTGCTTTACGTAGCCTCGGATGTGATCGACCAGGTATGACTCGGTCTCCTGGTACGTGATGTACCCCTGCCGCTTCGATCCGGCAGGAGACGGTTCGTCGAACCAATCCGTCTCGACCTCGGTTCGGTTGTTTGCCATCAGTTTCTCCTCTCGCTACCGGCAGAGCCGGTCGCTCTTAGGCCACCAGCTCCGCTGGTAGGCCGTACGTGTGCGGTTTGTCGGATGAAGTCGAGGCGGGCCGCGTCGAACGAAGGGTGCTGAGTCAGTCGGCCCCAGAACGAACCCGTAGGCGGGTAAACCGACCACGTGCTATGACCGTCGGAGACGATCAGCCACCGGCTGCGGTGCCCGAAGACGGCCTTCAATTCGTCCCCCGGATGATCACGTCGTCCCAGGCGTCCGGCGGAGTCCAGCGGTAGGGGTCCTCGGCCTTGGCAATTAGCGCTTCCCAGCCCTCACCGATGAGTGGGTACTGGTCCTCCGAAGCACCGAGGATCCACCTCTGCGTGAGGTGTAGGTTCTCGGCTATCGCCGCGCCGGCCTCGGCCCAGTCCAGCTGATCCCTGTCTGCGACCGCTGGCGGCAGCACCCGCAGCGGGTCCGGGATGAACGGGTACTCCGTCCCGGAGACCCACCACCAATGCCAGGCCCGGCGCACCGCGGCGCGGAACATCCGCCACAGCTCGCCGAGTGTGATCCGCCGGTCCAGAAGCGTGGCCACCGTCCAGTCGCGTGGGTGCTTCACAAGACCACCCGATGTGCCGTTCCGTCGGACGCCCGCCGGAACCAGGCTTCGTACTGCTCGCTCCAGTAGAAGGTTCCTGTGGGATATACGCGTCCGGCGTCGCGGCGGTGCATCCCGCCCTGGTCGCTACGCCGGGCCCACAGCCCGAGCCGGTACGCGAGATCCTTCTGGACGGCCCGCAGGGCGCTAGGCCCCTCGGCGTACTCGTGCTTGCTCATCGCGGCCTCCGCAGGCCCATGGCCGTCGACCACTTCCGACGAGACGTGTCGTCTAGGTCTTTCAGCACGTCGACTTCAACGAACCGCAGCTCGATAACCCCGTACTGAGGAGCATCGAATGGGCCGCTGGATAGGTAGTCCCACTTCGTCGCTATCGGGGTCGCGAGAGCGCCAAGCACCCGACCGTTCAACCGGACGATGTGGTATCCATACTCGGGATGGCGGTCTTCGACGACCAGCAGTGGCGGGCTCATTGGTTATACTCCTGCTCGATTCGATCGAAGGCCGTAGTTTGAATGAGCCCTCCCATGGCTATGGAGCGACCCAGCCAGGCCCATACACCGGAATGGTTGATCTCCCACTGACTCGGAATCGACGTGTCCGATGTCATCGCTCCCCCAGCGCGTTCTTGAGCCCGAGGATCTCCAGCTCCAGGTCCGCGATCCGGCCCTCCTGCTGGTCCCGGTCCAGGGACAACCGCTCCGCGTCGTCCAACGCGGTGCGCGTCACCCGGACCAGATCCGGGACGGCACCGTGCAGCGACGCGGCGAAGTCGCCGTCCAGCTCCGTCAGGAAGAACCCGACGAACTTCTTCGTCCCGTCCTGTCCCATCGCGTAGACCTTGACGCCGGTCGTCTCTTCGTCCGGCTCCACGACCCAGAACCGATCCTCGGCACCGGTGGTCTTCGCGAAGCCCTGGTAGAGCTCGTCGAGGAACTTCTCGGTGTCCACGTCAGATCAGCCCCTCGGGCGGCGTCCAGCCGTCGTCGAGCAGGTGTCGGATGATGACCTCGCCCCGGCCCTTCTCCGAGAAGGCAGGCGCGGCTACCCGACCGAGCTTGCGGGCGTAGTCCTCGACGGAATCCAACCGCGCAGCCTTCGCCTCCCACAGGTCTGGTGTGTGGTCGAAGCCAGCGTCGCGTCCCACCTTGGCCGCTATGCGGTACTCCTCCGCGGTGAACTGTTGGTCAAACATACTTCCTCCGTTGTGTGTCAAGTCGGGATGATGAGAAACGGGTCGCTGGGCGGCACGTCGTCGTGGTAGTAGAGCGAACCCCAGGACCGGCCGCCGACCTCCGGGTCGGTACCGATGTCGACCGGCCCCATCTGCATCCGCATCAGTCGGGCGATCTCGTGCGAGATCTCCGCGGCCTCGGCCGCGGGGGCCGATGCCAGGACCTCGTCGTGGATCGGCAGACGGACGTACGGCGTCAGCCCTGCCTCGTGCAGGCGCAGGATCGCGGCGCCGGTGACGTCGCGCGAGGACGACTGGATCAGGTAGTTCAGCGCCGAGTAGGCGCGGTCCGGGTCCACCGGCAGCCGCCGCCCGACCGGGGTCGTGATGAACCCGTTCGCACTCGCCTCCGCCTGCAGCCTCGCGCTGAAGTCCCGCACCTGCGGGTAGGCGTTATCGAACCCCTCGACCACCTTCTTGGCCGTCGGGAAGTCGAGCCCGGTCTGTTTGGCCACGGTGCCGGCCCCGCCTCCGTAGATCCGGCCGAAGTTCACGACCTTGGCGTACTTCCGCTCCGGGTCGTCCTTCGTGATCTGAGGACCGAACGCAGCCTGCGCGGTGATCAGGTGCAGATCGTCGCCGTTCTTGAAGGCGTTGATCATTACCCGGTCGTTGGCCAACGCGGCCAGCACGCGCAGCTCCTGTGCCTGGTAGTCGACCGAGACGATCCGGTGCCCCTCGTCGGCGAGGAAGCAGCGGCGGACCATCCAGTCTCCGGCCGGCAGGTTCTGCGTGGCCGGGTTGGTGATCGACATCCGGGCCGTCCGTGCCTGCAGCGGGTTGATCCCCGGATGCACCCGGTCGGCAGAGTCGCGGCGCTCGATGAAGTTGCGGACCCAGGTGGACTCCCAGGACCCCCACTTCTTCGCCTCGATCACCGCGGTGGCCAGGGTGTTCCCCTCGCCCTGCAGCTTCTCCAGCAGCTCGGCGTCCACCTTCCGCTTCCCGGTCGGTGTCCGTCCCTTGATCTTGACGCCCATCCGCTCCAGCCCGTCGGCCACCTTCTCCGACGAGTTGACCGAGTTGACGCCGTAGACCGTGCTGGCCATCGCCGTGAAGTGGTCACGCTTCCGGAGCATGTCCGCGGACAGCGTCTCGGCGTACTCGACGTCGAGCAGGAACCCGGTCCGCTCCACGTACGACATCACCTCGGCGAGCTTGTGCTCGTACGGCAGCAACTTCGTCGAGCTCGTCGGCACCAGCGGCCGCAGCTTCTGCAGCAAACGGGCGGCCAGGATCGGGTCCATCCCGGCGTACAGCTGATAGTCCGGGTCGTCGAGCGGAACGATCGCCCAGATCTTGTCCTTGGTCGTCTTGTGCGCCTTGGCGATCCGGGCCATCGAGCCCTTGACCTCTTCGGCCACCACCGGGTCGATGTAGTGCTTGGTCAGCTCCTCCAGCTTGTGCCCGTAGCCGCCTTCCTTGACGGCTCTGGGGTCCACCAGGTGGGCCAGGATCTTGGTGTCGGTGACCTTCGGCCACAGCTCCTCCATCGGCACCCCGAGGGTTTTCTCGATCACCTGGAGGTCGAACGATGCGTTCTGCAGCACGAACCGGTCGACGCCGCGCAGCGCTACCCGGATGTCCTCCTGGAACCGCGGCCCCAGCTCGGCCGGCACAACCCAGGACTCGTACGGAGTCCCGAACTGCACCAGCCGGAGCCGGAAACCGTCCTGGTAGATGCCGAGACCCGTGGTCTCCGTGTCGAGGCCGAGGATCCGCAGGTTCGCGCGAATGAAATCCCGGAACCCCTCCAGGTCGTCCTCGTGCTCGACGACGTTGATCAGGACCGGCTCGTCGCCGATCTTGTAGTGGTGCTGCTTCACCTCGGCCTCCTCGGGGTTAGTTATTCATCAGGTAGTCGGCGGAGTCCGAGACCTCTTTCAGGAACCCGCGCAGCGGCTCGGCGATCTCTTCCGGGTCGTGGCCTGCTTCGCGGTAATACCGCTGCCCCACGGCGAAGGCTGCGGCGGCGAACGCCAACACCTCCTTCAGCGGCTCGTCCAGAAGTTCGGTCCGGGCTTCCTGCAGCGCATCGAGGTCGATCATTCGAACCCCAGCTCTTTACGGAGCTTGTCCTCGGCGGACTCTTCGCCGCGCAGGGCGCGGTAGGCCGCCAACTCCTCGTCGGTGATCTCGGACTGGCTCCAGAACGAGACGTTGGTCCAGGGGAAAACGGTCTTCCCGCCGGTCTCGGTCAAGACGATCAGCGTGTTGTCCCGGCCGTCGAGGAAGACCTCGGCGTCGACGAACATCAGGGTTTGGTGGTGTTCCGTCAGGTGGATAGTGGCTATCTGTGGCATATCGGTTTCCTTTCGTGAGGTAGGAGGAGGGGCCTCAAGCCGGCGCGCTTACAGCGAGGCCCCTCCGGGTCAATCAGCGTTGTGTGTCAAGTTCCCGACCCGTTAACGCGGCGGGTAGAAGTACTTCTTCGGACGAGTGTCGCTCCGGTCCGGCGGATACCAGGCGTGCCAGACTTTGCCATCGTTCTTACCGACCCCTGTCCGATAGACATAGTCCGGTTCCGGCTTCGGAGGCGCCCACGACGGCGGCTCCTGCGCGCCCGCCGGGGCGGGCCGCTGTGCGGGGCGGGAAGCCTGCTGGCCACCGCTGGAGCTCAGGCTCGCCGGGGCTGCACCCGCGAACACCGACGCCACCTTCTGGACCTTCTCCAGGTAGTCCTTGAACGCGGAGTCCAAGAGAGCGTCGGATTCCGCCACCGACGCGGCGTGGATGACCACCCACGGGGCGTCGAAGTCGCGGCCACCCTTCAGGGTAGTGACGATCTTGCCCTCGCCCTCGGCCACCGGCCGGGAGCTGTTGTTGACGACCGTGGTGGTCGCCGGGGGTGCAGGCTGTTCCGGCTCGGGTGCCGAAGTGGCCCAAGGATCTTCGTACGTCATGCTGCTTCCTTTCGGTTGTATCCCGGGGTCCACTGAGACCCCACGTACATCCCCAAGTCCTCCGGGCTCCAGTTGGCCAGGAGGGGTTGTGGTTGTTGTTTGGTCGAGCTCTCGGGGATCACCCAAGAGCGGTACATCTGGACGCCCGCCATGCCGTTGAACGCGGGGTCGAAGATGTCGATCGGCACCCCGGTGTGCCCGGTGCCGTGGCGGACGTACTCCCGGGTGAACGCCTCCGCCTCGTCTTGCGCCTCGTCGGCGAACACCTCCGCAGCCGCAGCGTTGGTGGCGATCAGCAGGGCTACGTCCTCGGTCGGCGTGGCCGGGCCGGAGTGGGCCCGGACCGCATCCGGATCCACCCGCGTCCGGTCCGAGTCCTCCATCTCGACGATCACGACGTGGACTTCCTCGGCCAGCGCCTGGTGGGCGCGAGTCAGGGCGTTCTGCCCCGGCTTGTCCTTCGGGGTGAGACCGTCGATGTAGCGCCGCTTCAGAGCCTCCGCGTACGGCGGGTGCCGGTCGGCCAGTCGAGCGACCGCCAGGTGGACCACCGACTTCAGGTACGGGTTGTACTCGGCCTGCTTCAGTACCGCCTTGATCGCTTCCGACGAGTACAGCCGGTCGCCGGCCGCCAGGTCGTCCGCGGTCTTGTAACCCGTCAGCAGCTGGTCACCCATCCGCCGCAGCGTGGTGTACGCCAGCTCGTCAGAGCCGCCCCCGATCCGGTCCTGGTTGGACGGCTTAGCGAGGTACTCCGTCCACATGTCCTGGATCAGGTCGTCGGTATGGGACTGGTCCCACCCCCAGGCGTTGATGCTGGACTTGGCCGCCTTCTTGATCAGCCGGTGCAGACGGGCCTGATCTGTCACTGGGCCTCCACCAGCACCCCGCGCTTGTCGTAGACCTCCTCGACCAGCGTGGTGACCACCTCGGCCCAGCTGGTCTGGCGGGACCGGGCGTCGAAGTGCAGGTACGGCAGGACGGTTCCGTTGTATGTCAAGGCCATGACGTCAGAACTCCTCGTTGGCATAGAGCAATGGCGCCAGAGCCCGGACCACTTCCGAGACCCCTTCCCTGTAGTCACCGGGCCCCTGGGAGTACTCGTGGAAGTACTCATAGAGCGCCCGGATCGGATGGGCCATTTCACGGGCTACCGCCACGTACTCCGACGCGACCCCGCCTCTTTGCAGGGACGCTTCGAAGTAAGCGACGTCGTACATCACTTCGAAGGCCCGCCGCGCGGCTTCAACCGCAGGATCAGTCATCAGAACTCCCACGTATCGCCGTCGACGATGAATCTCCGATTGGCGATCCGGACGGGCACCGGGTGGACATGGTCCTCGTACACGTCGAGGATCCCGAACCCCTTCTGCCAATTGCCCGTTGCCCGCTGCAGGTATGCGGCCTGCTTCTGGTCCATCAGGTGTCCGACCTCGAAGCCGGTCACCGTCTGCACCTCTTCGCCCGCGTAACCGAACGTGTGGGTCACCACGGCCTGCCGGTGGGTGTGCCCCATCACGACCGACTGCTGGAACTTCTTCGCACCGCCGAGCGCGGTGGAGCCGGAGATCGGGGACAGCGAGATCTTCCCCATGTGCCCGTGCGTGGAGATCCAGCCTGGGGCGATCGGGTAGAAGTCCGGCAGCAGCTCGACGCCGAACCCGTCGAAGTCCAGCATGTTGGAGAAGTGGAAGTTCTCTTCCAGCTCGCCCAATGCGGGCGCGTACTTCGCCAGGTACTGCCGCGGGCGGAGGTCGTGGTTGCCCTCGTGCATCCGGAACGGGCCGTCGTAGACGTCTCGGATCTCCCCGAGGATCTGCTTGCCGATCTCGTTCTGGCGCTGCAGGTCGGGGAGGAACTCCTCGGCCGTTCCCTTGGACCAGCGCGCCGGCCCCGGGTAGTCCATGTAATCGCCGATCCCCAGCAGCTCATCCGGCTGCGTGTCGCCGATGAACTGGATCACCGCACGCAGTGCCTCCATGTCAGAGAACGGCAGCTGCGTGTCCGGTAGGACCACGATCCGTTTCGTGGTAGTCGTCATGCGACTCCTTCCGCGTCGTCCAGGTCGACGACGATGTTGTTGATCGCATCCGTCCAGGACAGATCACGTTGTATGTCAAGTTCCGGCGCGACGAAATGCCGGACGGTGAACCCGAGAGCGCTCGCCACGTGGTACTCCAGCTTGGCGCCGCGGGACTGCTCCCAGCCCGGCAGCAGCACGATGGTGTCCGCGCCGCCTTCGAGCATCGCGATCAGGTCGCGCCGCAGGAACCACTCCCACGGGTGCTCGCCGCCCTCGCCCGGCAGCTCGGCCGGGTTGATGACGGTGTAGCCCAGGTCCCGGTAGTGCTGCGCGGCCTGGTGGAACGCCGGGAAGTTGTGGTCTGGCATCCCGGTCATCGGGCCGGAGATGTAGACCACTGGCCGGCTCTCTTGGACGAACTGCTGCTGCGCCAAGACCACGTCCTGTAACTCCAGCGTGGAGGCCTTGATTGCACCCCGGAGGATCTCGCGGACCCGGTCGTCCCGCTCCCGCTGGTTCTTCGTCGACGTCCGGGTGTCGAACTCCGGCTTGTTCTCGTAGAACCACAGCAGCGTGATCGCGTGCCAGACGACGGCCACCAGGTGCGGCGAGCCGGTCTCCTCGTCGATGAACTGGCCGGACTGGTGCTGCCACAGGTGGCGGTTCAGCGCCGCGTACGTCAGCCGCCAGTCGTACCCCTTCTGCCAATTGTCGGCAGAATATTTCCTGGCCCCGACGCCGTAGTGGTGTGCCAGCAGACGCAGCGGCTCGGCCGGGATCCGGTCGAACCGGTAGATGCTGTCTACCCGCGGCCACAGCTGCTTCTCGTCGTCGTTGACGCGGGCGCTCAGGAGCTCCAGCGCCTGCAGCGCGACCAGAGCCGGCCGCAGGAAGCAGGTCTCCGGATCGACGTCGTCACCGGCCCAGAACAGGTTGAGCTGGTTCTGCAGCTCGTTGAACGAGCCGCCCGCGGCCTGCCAGTGGTCGGCGTACGGGGTGCTGTACAGCGCGGCGATGATCCGAAGCTCCGTCGGCGGGATCAGGTCGTACTGATCGAGATTCCCGGCCTTGGAGCCTCCGGTGGAGGACGTGTGGATGACTTCGTTGGCGCTCAAGCGATCACCTCGGTGAACGGATTCAGGCCGTTATCAACGGCGGTGATGTCTGCCGGTTCGTCGCCCCAGGGCGCGAAATCCAGCGGGCTCGAATCGCCGCAGCTCCACACCAGTAAAGACGGCTCATCCGGATAATCCGGGGCTACCCAGACGAACACATCCCCATCCCGGTCTCGGACCTGGATCCCGGCGGGTACGTCGCGGATCGACTGCCACACGCGAGGCACCAGCTCCGCGTCGACGACCTCCTCGACTCTCTCCTCGATCACCACGCCGATCCACTCCTTGTGCGGGTAGGACGCGACATGATCGCCCCCGCGCAGCACGGTGAGAATTCCTTGCTCGTCGTACTCGTAGTTGTCGGCCGCGGTGTAGCTCTTCTGCTCCCCGCTAGCGACTCGAACATGAACTGTCATCTGATTCTGTCCTTAAGTGCTTGTGCGCCTTGGCTTGTGACCAGGCTGTTGACGTCTTCTCCCGGTGGCATCGGGATGATCTTGGCGTTGGGCAGTACCCCGGCTACGAACTCGGAGAACTTTTCCCCCGCCTCGTCGCCGTCGGCGAATACGAACACGTCGCGGTAGCCGAGGAACGGCTCCCGGAAGTGGTCTTGCCAGGACTGCGTCCCGGGCACCCCGACGGTCGGGATCCCGGCGATATCCGCTGTGATGGCGTCGATCTCGCCCTCCGCGAGACCGATCACAGGGCTGCGCTTCAGCAGCGCCAGCGTGTTGTACAACCGCGGCCGGTCCCCGGCGACGGTCATGTACTTCGGCTTCTGGTCGTCCAGCCGGCGGAACCGGATCGACACGACCTGCCAGCCGATGTCGGGGGCCCACCGGAGATACGGGATGGCCAGACGGCCCCGGTACTGCTCATGCCCCGGGACGGGGTCGGCCACGTACCCCAGGCGAAACTGCCTGACGTCCTCGGTGATCGACGGTGCGGTCAGACCTCGGGTTGCCAGGTACGCCTCGCCGGGCGACCCGGGTAGCGCGTTGTGATAGCGCTTCGCTGCTTCCTGGAGATAATTCCTCTGCGAGCTCGACAGCGCGATGGTATGTCACCCCCTCTTGGGCTCGAAGTAGTCCGATGGCGTCGCCCTTGACCGGGCAGGCCTGGCACTTGTAGGCGTTGAAGCGGTAGGACACCGCGGCCGACGCCCTCTCGTCACCGTGAAAAGGACACCGGGTTGGTATCCAGTCCCGGCCGTTGTCGGCCGGGGCCTCCCACGTCGGGTGGTAGTGGGAGATGACCGCGACGATCAGCGGCTCACCGGGTTCACTCACCGCGCCTCATCAAGGCGTTGAACTCACACCGGGGATCCTCCAGGAAGTCGTCTAGGGCTTCCGTCACAGCGCGCTCCATCGCCGCCGCTACGCCGCCGCGGGCGCTCGGAAAGCTGTAGCCGTACCCGACCGTCCGGATCCCCTTCTTGACCTTCGCCTTGATCTGCACCGGCTTGATGCGGGTGAGGTGGATCTTCCACCGGTACCCGGCCGGGAGCGGAGGCAGCGCCATTACCGCACCTCCGCGAACGGGCCCATGAAGGCGGTGGATGCGCCACGGGCAGCAACAGAGCTGGGGACCCAGTCTGTACCTACCCGGTAGTGCCAGAGCTGCAGCGAGTGCAGCGGCGTGACGAGCATGTACTTCCAGGTGAACCCCATCGAGTCCACCACCTCCAGATCCGTTGGGACGTCGGCGATTTCGGTGTACTGATTCACAGGGTTACCTCCTTGAACGGACCTTCGGGGAGTAGGGAGCTAACGATCCACCCGATCCCGATCCCGTTCACCCGGGATGTGATCAGCGGCTGTGCGTCCTCGTCGTACGGCTTGATCAGGTAGAGCAACTTGCTCTTCACCAGAGCGCCGTGCGGGACGTCGGCCCAGGACTGGTAGCGAACCTTCACTTGCCCCACCTCCGGGCCGCGCGCTCGACGTTCAGCTCCGAGACGTGCCCGGCCAGGCCGGGGACCTGCCGGGCGATCGGCTCGTCGACGTAGGTCTGGTAGCTCACGGACTCGCCGGTGAGGATGTGCCGGAACGAGGCCTTCGGGCCCTTCTTCGGCTGGGTCTCCAGCCGGGTGACCGTGCGGTTGTTCACCAGCTCCCCGAGGATCTGCTGGCGCAGCAGGTTCGGGCGGGCGGTCGGTACTGGGATGGTCATGCTGCTTGCTCCTTTACGTTGTATGTCAAGTTCGGCACCTCGATAGGTGCGATGCGTTTGCCGATCACCGCGAACGCGGGCGGGTTCTTCAGGTACTCCGCTGCTCGGTAGAAGTGCTCCGGGTCGTCCCGGGCGAACCCGAGGGACTTGTTGTCAGTGGCGCAGGTGAGGCCACGCACGTAACCCGTCTTGTGGTCATGGTCCACGGCGAGCTTCCTTGCCTTCCCGGTGGCTCTGCGGCAGATGTAGCACCGGCCGCCTTGGGCCTCGTAGATCGCCCAGTACTCCGCCGCGGTAATGCCGTAGGTGTCGATCAGGCGCTTCTCCCAGGCGGCGTCCTTGGTCCTCTGCTTCCGCCACCGCTCGTGTGTGACACACCGCTTCCCGGGGACCGGGTTACCGGCGCTGGTGAGCGCGGGCTTGCGGACCGTGGTGACACCCTCCGCGATGCAGTCCTTGCACTGCACCACGCGCTTGGCCCGGGTCATCGGACCACCATCACTCCCTGGTACAGAGGCACCGCCTCGACCCGCGTCTCCCCGTAAGCGGTACGCCACGAGATCTGAACCGTTCCCTCGGCCGGCCGCGGGTTCACCGCCAGCACCCGGCCCTCCTCGCGGTACACCGAGTCGGTGGTGCGGGACTGGTCGTACTTGTACAGGCACTCGCATAGCACGTCTCCGGACTGCACGTCTTTGGCGAATACGCTTGAGAGCGTGCGCCGTTCGGGCTTCCCGAACTTCATCGCGGCACCCACCCTCCGCACACCAGGTCGGGGATGTGGTCCGCGGCTCCGGACTCCAGAATCACCATGCAGCCCCTCTCCGGGTCCATCAGCGCCTTCGGGTGGCCGTGCTCGTGCAGCGTCCAGTCGGCCGCAGGCTTCGTCACTGGCCCAACTCCTCGGTGGTGTGGATCAACGGGGCAAGCTCTTCCAGCACGTACTGGACTGCACGCCACCAACACTCGGTTTCTGGCCCCTTGCCCTGGGCGAGGAATTGGGCGTGCAGTGCGCGTATCGGCTTGGCCATCTCACGAGCGGCGGCGATCATGTCCATGCCGTGAGGTAGTCGGTGAGGCAAGTGGGAAGATTTTTCAAACCCGTTGGGCTTCGCGGCCCATGCCCGTTGCGCGGCTTCGATTGCGGGATCACTCATCGGCACTCCAGTAGATGTCGTAGGAAGTCGCCGACGCCCCAGGCGACGACAAACCAGGTCAGCAGCGTCGGGATCGTCATACGAGCTCCCGCGCCTGTCGGCGGGCGGCAGCGATGGCCGGCTGCCAGCCGTGGTTCACGACCTCGATACCCGCGGCCAGTGCCTGAGCCATCACCGAGATCACGCCCTCGTCGCCCAGCGACGGGAACGCCCGCAGCCGGACGGCCGTCGGGTCGAACTCCGCTACCGCGGTGGGGATCCCTGCCTCCCGGCAGTACTCCTCCACGTACGCGTCGGTGCAGCCCATCCGGATCTTGGTCGGCTCTCCGGTGCCGAACACCGCTCCGTAGTGGTAGCTGGTCTCCTGGCTGCCCTGGTGGACGGCTACGAACGGGCCCTCGGCCTGCTCCTCCTTCAGCGCCCGCTGAATGGCGAACCAGTTACCCCAGTCCCGGGCGCCCGCGAACATGACCCGACGCATCAGTCGAACCACTCGCTATGCAGGGCTATCATGGTGAGCCGGTCCTTCTCGGCAGCGCGCGCTGCCGGGCTGACGGCCCCGGGCCGCTTCGAGCGGTGGTACCGGCCGTCGTACTCCTTCGCCCACTTCGTCAGCAGCCGATGGAAGCTCTCGATGGCCCAGCTGTTCTCTGCCTGCTGCCCTGTCGGGGGCGAGAACCAGCCGTACTTGTACTCGTAGATGCCGACGAGCTCGGCCTCGAACTCGCCATCGGTCAGGTCCGTGATCTTGTCGTATACCCGGCCCAGCGTCCGGCCGGTGTCGATGAAGTCGTCGACGAACAGCCACCGCTGCCCGAGCCGCCCCTCCGCGGAGTACACCGAGTGCGTGTTGTCGTTCGCCTTCCGGACGACCAGGTAGTGCTTCCCCAGTCGGCGGGCGAGGTCGACCACCGCGATCGTCCCGGACAGCCCGGTGCCGACGAGCGTGTCGTATTCCAAGTCGGCGGGCACCGCCTCCTGGAACCGCTCGAACAGCCGGTCACCGTCGTGTACGTCGCTCATGTACGAATCGGTGAAGTCGAGCACGTTCGCGACCGGCGGAGCCGGGCGCTCCAAGCCGAGGATCTTGACCGCGGCGTTGTATGTCAAGTTGGCGGGCACAAAAATGCTCCTCTCGTCTACTGAAAGTCTCGGATGGTCATGGTCTTGCCGACAAACTCCAGCTCGGCGTACTCCCGGCCCGACGCGTCCGCACGACCCGCGCGGTTCTTCACGGTGGACACCCGCAACGAGTCACCGCCGTACGTCGACGGGACGCGGTGCAGCGTCAGAATCAGTTCGGGTACCCGTGCGATCTGGCCTTTCACGCCGCGCAGCGGGATGGGTTTGTCGCCGTCGTTGTAGTCGCCGGTGACGTGGTGCAGCCCGATGACCGCGGCGCCGGTCTCCCGCGCGGTCTCGTGCAGGTAGTCCATCAGGACTTCCAGCCCGCCGAACGGGTCCTCGTCGTTGGCCGCTACGCCGGTGAGCACGTTGGTGATGTTGTCGACGACCACCATCTGCGGGTGGTTGCCGAACGTCTCCTCGTACCCGGCCAGGCTGTTCTCGATCGTCTTCAGCGTCGGCTGCGCCGCGTAGTTCAATCGGATCGGGATCCCGTTCGGGTTGCCCGGGCCAGGGTTCCACGTCAGCGTCTGCTCCGGCAGCTGCTTCGTCCGGACGGCCCGGGCCGACTGCTCCAGCGGCCACCCCAGCTCCATCGACAGAATCCGGGTCGACTGAGTGAAGGCATCGCTGTCCGCGGAAAAATACAGCGTGGGCACCCGTGCCTTCAGCGCGTACGCGAGCGTGAACGCCGACTTCGCGCCGCCGGGCGCCGCGGCGATCAGCGCCAGCTGCCCGCGGTAGATCCGCGTCCCTTTGGCTTCCAGGGCCTTGAACGCGGGCGGTAGCGGGTCGCCGGCCGTACCGCGTAGGTCGATCGACTGCAGAGGCGTCAGCATGGTCCGCCCGCAGCCTGCACGATCCAGGGCACCTTCTGTGCGTCAGTCAGCGTGCTCCACGCGAGGATGCTGTCGGGGCTGATCCCAAGTGCGGTCATGTGCTTCACGCGGGCCACCGCAGCCTCCCGTACGACAAGATCTGGGCGCTTCATCACTTCCTCCGGTAGGCCAGCGCGTGGCGTAGCTCCCGCGCGAACTCGTGGTGGACGGTGGCCAGCGGGCCGGTGTACTGGTCCCACTGCCGGGCCAGGTTTCGGACGCGGCCGAGGATCGCCTCGGGCGTGTTCGGGTCCGGCCGCTCGACGGCCGCGGGGACCACCGGCGTCGGCATCAGCTTCAGCTGGATCGGTGCGTACGCGGGCATCAGTCCTCCTCCAGGTCGGCGACCGGATCTGAGTCGGCCAAGATCGCGCAGACCCCGCCGTAGACCACACCGACGAACAGAGCAGCGGCCAGGGCCAAGCCTCCGGCGGCAGCGGCGGCGAGCCGGATCACTGGAGGATCCCCGGGGTGCCGTACCACGAATCGGGAGCCCGGCTGATGGCTTCGCGCAAGGCCTTGTCGGCCTCGATCAAGACCTTCCCCAGGAAGTCCGCGTCAGCCTGGGCTGCCTTGTAGTCGGCCATGGCTTGATCTCGCGCGATCTTCGCCTGGTGCTGGACCTCGTTCACTTCGTGCCCTCCTTCACGGAACCGGCGTATACCGTGCGTCCGGCCGCGAGCGCCTCGCGCTCCTGCTCGGTCGCGATCTGAGACGCAGCGACGATCTTCTGCTCGGTGGAGTTCAGTAGCTGGATCAGCGCAGCGCCCTTCCGGCCCAGCCGCGCCGGCCGGAGAACGCCTCCGAGCTCGTGCGGAACACCGGTGGTCGCGGTCAGCGCGGGATCGTTCGGGTCCGGATCCCACTTCTTCGGCTCAGTCACGGGCGGTACACCTCGCCGCCTTCGCTCCACGGTGCGGAGTCCGTATACACAACATGCTGATCAAGGTCCTTGGCGTACAGCTCACCGAAGAACAGCCGGACCCATACGTACTCGGCCACTTTGATCGAAACCACGCGGTCGCGCGGATTGGTGTAATCCACGCTGATCGTCCCGACCGGCTCAGGCTTCTCGGTCACGTCGTACTTCTGGAGGATCTGGTCAGCCAGGCGCCCGGCGGAGGTTGCCCCGAGAGTCCCAGTCGCCTCGTAGATGAGATCCGTCAGTTCTTTGCGATCTACGTTGTATGTCAAGGCTGGCTCCTGTTGAATCGGGCAGCGGCCGTCACGCTGTACAGGTGGACGGGCCGGCCGCGGGGCGGGGTGTAGGTGCCGACCGCGGTCAACCCGCGCCGCTCCCACTGCTTCACGTCTTCGGCGGTCTTGGAGAACAGCTCCGCGAGCTGATCCTCGGTGGCCAGTACAGGGTTGGTCATACCTTCATTCCTCCATCGCAGATGCAATCGCCGGTGATACCGATCACCGGCATGTCCAGTGCGTGACATACGCCGTCGGCGTCATGCTCGTTCTTCGGGTGGTCACACCGCGGACAGAAGTACTCGTCCTCCATACCTTCGCTCCTTTCACCGATAACCGGTGCCTTATGTCGGGTTTTCGGTATCCCACACCTCTGCCCTGGCGAGCTGGGCATTCATCTTGGACACGTCCGCCTTCGCCTGCCGGTTGAGCGATTCGACCGTGTCAACCTCTGGAATCTCATCCATAACTGACCATCATCCCGCATGGCGCAGATTGATCTGCTTCATATCTTCGAGGGTGCCGTATCCGCCTGCTACGACGGCACATTGCGCCCAGCCAAGCCAGCGGCCTAGCTTGGCGTCGGAGAATGCAGTGGGGTCTGCTTCGATGCGTTCCAGCATGTAGACGAGGTGGTCAAAGTTAACCTCCGCAATCTCGAATCCGCACAGGTCCATCTCGTTTCGCTCCGCGAATTCGAGCGTCTCCCGGAACGCCGCTACCTGATCCAT